GCTTGAGCCCCTCGTCGGCCCCTTCGAGCGCGACGAGGATGGAAATGCGGTTCGCCATTTCAGTCCACCAGCCGCAACTGCTTCTCGATGCGCGCGGAGAGGCGCGGAATGCGAGCGGCGACGATGCGTTCGACGTTCAGGCGCTTCTTGAGTACGACCTTGGGCACCAGCACGGCGATGGGCACGTCCGCGCCGCGCTTGAGGCGCTTGACGCCCTCGGCCTTGCGGTAGCGGCGCTTGAAGGCCGACAGTGGCCGGTCGTGTTCCTTGATGTTCTCGGCCATCAGCACGATGTTCCCCTTGGCGTTCTTGATGAAATAGGCATTGCCACCGCGCATCAGCTCAGCGATCTGCGCCTTGAAGCGTTTGCGGCCCACGCGCCCGTGCAGCGGGATCAGCATCCGGCCACCAATGACGCCGCCACGCTCGTGGATGCCCGACCACGGGATGCGCGAGCCGACGTAGAGCGCGGGCAGCCGACTCCGATCCTTGTCGAGCACCTTGGCGGTGAAACCCTTGACGAAGGATTTCTTGACCACCGCCATCTGGCCTGCAACGTGGCTGCGCACGTCCTCTTTGAGTTCGGCGGCCTCACTGGCGATGCCGCGCGCGACCGCCTTCTGCACCTTCTCGCGGAACTCGCCGCCCCAGCGGCGCAACTGCGCCTGCGCGGCCTTGCTATCGATGCGAACCGAGATGCGCATGGTCTTGGAGCCTGTCGAGGGTCTGGTCGATGTGGCGGGCGTCACCGCGTGCGCCGATGGCGATCAACGACAGAAGCCGGGCATCGCGTGCGACGTCCTCCCGCGCGGTGGCGGCGGCGAAGCCGCGCACCTGCGCCAGGGTGTAGTCGAGGATGTCCGGCAACCGGTGGCCGTGGCCGATCAGGTGCTGGACGGTGTCGAACCACCCGTGGCCATTGCTGCCGTCGCGCTCGTCCGCGCGAACAGTCCGCCCATTTCCACGTTCAGACGCGGCATCACCGTCCGGATAAAAAAATCGGCGTTGACCTCGAGCACCTTGGCCGTCAGCAGGATGGCCTGGTCGGCATCGAGCGCGTCGACCCACGCGCGCGGTTTGCCGACAGCGATGGACACTGCGGTCAGCAGGTCGTCGCCGCGCTCGCCGAACAGTGCCAGCCAGTCGATGCCATCGCCGCCGATCTGCTGCATCACCGGGGTGATAGCGCGCAGGAAGGCGGGCATCTGGCCGACCTTGAGTGGCTTGATCGCCAGCGGCTCGCCATCGATGACCAGCTCCACCGCCTGCGGGATGAGGGTTTCCAGATCGCTCATGGCAGTCCCCATCACAGTTGCACGATGCGGCCGAACTGGCCAAGCACCGGGTCATAAGGCTTGGTGGTGTCGGCCAGGAGCGAGCCTTCCAGCTCGAACTTGTTGTACTCGTCCGAAATGAAGGAGATTTCCTTCAAGGGATCGAAGGCCACGCGGTACAGCTCGACCAGCACCTTGGCGTTGCCCTGCGCGGTGTTGATGCCTTCCAGGCGCAGGTAGCGCTCGGGCAGCGCCTGCGTGAAGATACCGATCTCGGTGGCGACGCCGTAGCTGTAGGCGGCCTTGAACGGTGCGGTGAAGCCGGTGATATCCAGAAACTGGAGGGCACCGAAATCGGTGTCGGCGGTGTAGTGCGTGCCTGCCGTCAGCGTCGCGGGCGTGCCCGCCGAGTCGGTCACCACCAGCGCCGACACCTTGGGATGGGCGAAGAAGTAGCGGTCGCCGACCACCGGAGCAGCGCCGCCGATGGTTTCGGCGGTCACAGTGCCTGTGCTGCCGGTGACGTGGTTGCCGTACAGCGCCAGCGCAAGGTTTTCCTTGGTGAACTCCTCGATGGTGAGATTCACAGTGGCCGATTTCTGCTTGACCATCCGGTGGTCGAGCGAGCGCTGCCCGGTCTGGCTCTCGTAGTGCTCCAACACGTCGGTCTTGAGCGAGAGCTTCAGCTCGGCAACGTTGCCGGGCGAGCGCACTTCGATGGGCTGGCCGGATTCGTCGCGCTTGCCGAGGAAGACGCGGCCCTGAAAACTGGCGTAGGTGCTCATGATTTGGATTCCTTGCGTTGGGTGGTGATGGGTCGGATGGGCTCAATGGGTGTGCCGTCGCCTCGCGGCTGGGGCTCGGGTACGGGCTGGCGGTCGTGGCGGGCGATGCCGTTGGCGATGAGCCAGTCGGTGGTGCTGCCATCCACATCGAGCCGTTCGCCCGCCTTGTGGGCCTGGCCCGCGTGGGTGTGCGGGTGAGTCAGAACGATGGAAGTCATGGGTGTCATCCCTTGGTTGAAAGGTCGGTGTCGAGCGTCCGGTAAGTGATCGCGTAGCGCGCCGGGATCGCAGCGGCCACCGCATCGGCGTCCTCGACGTCCCACTCGCATTCCTGCTCGCGGATGCCGAGCGCCAAGCCGCCGAGATTCCCGTCCGCCATCAAGGCGGCGTGGGCAGCGGTGAGCAGCCGGTCGGCTTCGGTTTCCGGGACGGCGGGCGGAACGGCGCGGGCCAGCGCCACGACGCGGACGGTGAGTTCGCGGGTGACGCGGTCGTTGGCGCGTTCGGTGATGGACTCCGACTCCGGGAACAGCGCCAGCGCCGGGCACTGCTCCCGGCTGATGGCCACCGTGGGCGAGCGGTGCAGCGTTGCCCCGAGAGATTCCGCGTGCGGACGGACAGCCGCCAGCGCCGCGAGCAGGATCTGTTCGCGGATCGAGTTGCCGGCCATCGCGCTACATCCGGGTGAGATGGGCGCGCATCTCGGTGCCGTCGCCCACGGCCCGGATGTCACGCACCAGGAAGGTCACGCCATCGATCACGACCGGCTCACGCTGTGCGAGCCCAACGAAGATGGACGCGGGATAGGTCATCACGTACTCGGTGCTCAGCGTCAGTCCGTCGAGCACCGTGTCGTCCGGCGCGGCGAAGCCGACCGGGTGGCTCTGCGGCGGCGAGCCGTCCGAAGGACGCCACTGGCAGTCCTTCAGGAGCCCGGCGTTGGCGGCCGACGCGTAGATCTGCTCGACGATGCCCATCACGCCACCGTCAACTTCACCAGCACGCCGGGGCGGTGGCACATCGGCAGCGGGTTGGACTGCGTGTGCAGATCGGTACCCCGGTCGAACTTGCGCGGCTCCTGCTTGGCGTACAGCGGCTGGCCGACCGTGTTGACGGTCTCGTTGAAGTCCGCCGGCGCGAAGTAGGTGCCAAAGGTATCGATGGTGCCCAGCGGGAAGGCATGGGCCTCACCAGCGGCGATGAAGCGGCGCGCGGTGCCGTTGGCATCGGTAGCCTGACCCCGGTACTCCTCGAAGGTGATGCCGCCGTAGGTGAAGCCGCGTCGCACGTCGTTGATGAGGATGGCGCCGTTCTGCCAGTTCTCGAAGGCCTTCTCGACCTTGGCGTGGCCGGTGAGCGCGGCGAAGAACTCCGGCGAGCACAGACAATGGACGCCGTTCATGAACTCGCCCTTGAGGTTCTCCTCGATGGTCGCCAGCACGGTGCTGCACTTGGCCTTGACGTTGGTGCCCGCCGTGCCCAGCTCGAAGGGCACCGTCTGCTGCGCGATCTCGAAGGCGTCGAATAGGTCGTAGAGCACCGAGCCGTCCGCATCGAGGATCACGCCCTTGAGCGCGCCGACACGCAGGTGCTCCAGCGTGATCGCATGCTTGTTGCGCATCGTCTCCAAATGGCGCGCGACCACGCCCGCGACCGTCTCGGTTTCAGTTTCCGAACCGAAGGCGCGGATGCCTTGCACTTCCTCGGGCAGCACCACGTCGTCGTGCGGGATGTGCGGCACGACGAAGGAGCGCAGCTTGCGCTTGCCACGCACGCCGACCGTGCCGGGCGAACCCGGCGGCAGCGTGGGCAGCAGGTTGAGCACGCCGTTCATTTCCTCGACGACGATCTGGCGCTGACGCACCGGCTTGGGCGGCATCAGGTTCAGTTCTTCCAGACGCCCGTAGCGGTTGGGCAGGATGTTGATGGCAGCGGTCAGCGCGGCCATCGAGAACGCGGGATTGCTGAAGGGGTTGTTCATGGTCAGGCTCCTTGACGGACGAGCACGCCCAGCGCCTTGAGCTGCGCAATGGCGGTGAGTTGTTCGGCAGTGGTGATGGCGTCGGGCCACGCGAGTGCGTGGTTGGCGATGATGGCGTGGCGCGCGACGACGAGGCCGTCATCACGGTCGATCAATGCCGCGTCGCAGGCTTGCAGCAGCACGCCTGCGGCGACCTGCGTGCCGTCCTCGGCGGACGGATCGAGCTGCTTGTACTTGCCGGTGGCGGTGACGATGCCGACGACGGTGCCCAGCGGCAGGTTCTGACCGGAAGCGACCGTGACGCGGTCGCGCGAGTAGAGGTTCGGCGCTTCGTACTTGAGCAGGTCGCCCAGATTCAGCGGTTCGGCGAGAACGGACATTTCAGATCTCCTTCTTGGTGGACTGCGCCGCGAGCTGCTTGGCCGCGTCGATCAGCGGATTGCTGGCCGCAGGGCGCGCGGCGTCGGGCGCAATGCGGCTGACGATTTCGGGGCTGGCCTCGGCCTGCGCCGCGAGCAGTCGGCCGCGTACCGTGGCAGGTGCAGTGTTGGTTTCGAGGAAGCCCGCGATCAGGTCGGCGCGACCGGCGAGCGTGCAGGTCTGCGCGATCTCGATGGCGTCGGCCACACTCAACGTGGTGGCGGCGGACGGTTGAGGAGGACTGCCAGCAGGATCAGCAAGAGGCCGATCAAGAGCAGCGGGGTCGGATCGTTCATTCATGGAAGACTCCATCTGGTGGTTGCGAAGAAAGCCCGCTTGGCTGGCCGGAGCCACCTGAGTCGGGAGTGGGGAAAGCGATTGCGTGAGCTGGGCGAGCGCGTCGTCGAAACCGCCGACGGCATCGGCCAGTCCGGTGGCGACGGCATTCGGGCCGAAGAACAGGCCGGCTTCGGTGGCGCGCACGACGTCCGCGTCGAGGCCGCGATGGCGCGCGACGGTCTCGACGAACAGCTCGTAGACGCGATCCACCTCGGCCTTGAGCACCGCGTGCGCGGCGTCGGAGATCGGCTCGTGCGGGTTGAGGTCGTTCTTGCGTTCGCCCGCGAACACGGCGGTGTAGCGAACGCCGTCCTTCGCGTCCTTCGCCGACTGATCGACGTGCATGGCGATGACGCCAATAGAGCCGACGCCGCCGGTACGCGCGACGAACACGCGTGTGGCGGCGGACGCCAGCGCGTAGGCCGCCGAGAACGCCATGTCGTTGGCCACGGCCCAGACCGGCTTCGCCTGCGCCGCCGCCCGGATGCGGTCGGCCAGATCAAACACGCCACCTGATTCACCGCCGGGCGAATCGACGTCGAGCAGGATGGCCGCGACCTCGGGGCTGGCGAGCGCGGCGTCCAGTTGCGCGGCGATGCCGGTATAGCTGGCGAGGCCTGATTCGGCCTCGAGACCAGAGGTGCGGCGCACCAGCGTGCCGTGGATCGGGATGACGGCGACCTTGCCGCTGGCGGGCGTCGGCGCGCGCGTCATCGGCGTGTAGCCCACGGGTGCGGCGAGATCGGTGAGGCCGATGCGCGCGCCGAGCACGGAGAGGATGACGTCGAGTTTCGGGCGATGGATCGCCAGCGGCACGCCAAACAGGCGCGCCGCCAGATGAGGCAGCACGGTCATGGGAATCCTTCTGGAAGAACGGTCAGGCGATGGAATCGCTGCCGGTGGTGTCGGGCGTGACGGCGTTGCGGTTGGGTTCCGCGCTGCCTCCGTCCTTTGACGTGTAGCGAGGGTCGGAATCGAAGATCAGGCCGAGGTCGTCGGCGCGCTGGTTGTCGGCGGCGATCTCGCGGTCGACGTCTTCGGCGTCGTAGCCGTTGGCCGAGATGGCTTCCGAGCGGCTCATCAGGCCCGCGCGGATCGCCATCAGCATGGCCTTGTATTCCTTCTCCGGATCGACCCACTGCCAGCCTTGCGGAATCCACTTCACCGCGAGGTACTGGCGGCGGCGCGTGGGCCCGCCGCGCGCGAAACCCGGTGCATCGAGAGCGCCCGAGAGCACGGCCTGCTTCATCCACGCGGCCCACACCGGACGACACATCTGATGCACCAGGACGCCGTGCTGCACCATTTCGCAGCGGCGGCGGAACTCCAGCAGCCCAGCGCGGATGGACGAGTAGTTCACGCCCGTCAGGTCGCCGGTCAGTTGCTCGTAGGTGATACCGATGGCGGCGGCGACCGCGCGGAACTGCGTGCGCAGGAACTCGGAATACGAACTGCCCACGTCGGCGGGATCGGAGAATTTGATGTCCTCACCCGGTTCCAGAATCTGCAGCGTGCCCGGTTCCAGTCCGGCGAGCGCGATGCCGTCGCCGTTGGCAGCGCCTTCGCCCATCAGGCTGTCCTCGGGGTTCTGGCGCGTGACGAAGCCCGCGAACATCGCGGCAGTCTTCTTGCGCACCAGCTCGGCGTCGTCGTACTGGTCGAGTTCGTTGAGCTTGACCAGCGCACGCGACAGCCACGGCTCGCCGCGAATCTGGCCGGGGCGCAGCACGCGGTAGAGGTGGATGACCTCGCGCGCATCCACGCGCACGGTCTCCATTCCGCCCTGGCCCGACATCGGCGCGAGCCGACCGTCCTCCGGATGCGAGCGGTACAGGTGGTAGGCGACGCGCCGACCCAGCGCATCGAACTCGATGCCCGAGCGCACCGCGTTCCCCGACGGCAGATCGGTATTGAGGTGGATCGGCAGGTGCTCCGACTCCAGCAGTTGAAGCTGCAAGGGCACGGCCAAGCCGTCCTCGACACGGCGCGGGCGCAGCCGGATCAGGCATTCGCCGCCTTCGAGCATCGAGCGGCATGCCAAGGCTTGCAGGCCGTAGAAATCGGTCTGGCCCGCCGCGTCGGCTTCCTCCGTCCAGTCGCGCCACAGCGCCTGCACGTCGGCCTTGAACCGTTCGTCGCCCGACAGGCTCTGCGGTTTGATGCCGGTACCGACGGCGTTGGCGACGAAGGCGTCGAGCGCGGCCTGCGCCCACGCATTGCGACGCACGAGGTCGCGGCTCTTGATGCGCAGGTCGGTGTGGGTCGCCAGCATCGCGGCGACAGCGCCGGGATTGCCGGGCATCCACGCCAGCGAGCGTCGGCCCCGGCCTGCGGCTTCGTGAACCGGCGACTGGCCGAACAGGCGTCGCACGGTTTGGGCGAACCACGCCATGTCAGAACCCCTTGCCCGTGGTGACGCGGATCTGACGCGGCGCACCCGGCCACAGTCCGCTGGCGGCGGCCTGTTCCAGCAGACCGCGCTTGACCTCGCGGATCGCGTCTTTCAGTTCCTCGACCGAGCGGTACTCCACGGTCTTGTCGCCGAAGCTCACGCGCTTCTCGCCCTTGGCGAGCGCGGCTTCCAGCGCCTGGAGTTGGACTTCTGTGTAGGCCATCAGCGGTACACCACGAGGTTGATTTCGGAGGAGTCGTCGAACGACGCAGCGGTCGTCGCGCAGGAGATGTCGACGTACTGCGTGGTCTTCAGATCGGAGCTGGCACGCACGATGGCCACGCGTTGCATGCCGCTGTTGGTGCTGCTGCGGGCGAGCGCCGTCCAGCAGTAGTTCGCATCCGGCATCGCCACGGCGAAACGCACCCGGTAGCGGCCCGCCGCCGTGCGCACGACACTGGCGACGTTGTGCGCGCTGGCGATCACGACCTGACCGTTGACGTAGCCGAAGCTGACCCACACCCGGGCGATGCCGGGATGCGTGGCGTCGATCTTGGTTTTCACCTCGAAGCCGATGCGCGCCGCCAGCGCGGCGATGCTGGACGCGAGACTCATCAGGCCAGCGCCCCATCGAAGATGACGACGAAGTCGGCGTCGGTGTTGCCGACATCGGCAGCAGCAACCGCACCGATGTTGGTGCGGGCCTGCAGCTGCTCGGCCACCGTCAGGGTCTGCGCCGCGTCGAAGCGCACGCGCAGGTTGACTGCGGCCAGGAGCGCATCCAGACCGCTGGTGCCGTTCTGCAGCAACTGTTGGATCTCGACCAGGGTGTCGTAGGCGGCGTCCGCTCCACCCAAGATGTCGGCCTTGAGCGCATCGAGCAGCGACACGATCTTGTTCGACGAGTAAGTGGTGGAGGTGGCGATCTGGTTGTCGTCGATGGCCGTCGCGGACAGCACCGCCGCCTTCAACTCGTTGATCGCCGCGACCAGACTCGATTTGTCGGTGGTGGACAGGCTGGCCAGGTTGCCTGCGGTCGCGCGGACGTCGTTGAACTCCTGGGCGACCCGGATGACCAGGCTCTCGATGCGTGTGGCAAGACTCATGAAAACTCCTCGATGTGTCAGGACAGCCAG